AAGATTTGTTGTACGTTTGTATGTTTCACGCCAATCAGTGTTACTGATATACGGCACTGACACACGGAAAGTAGTACGTCCCATTTCGTCTTGTCTATCTTTAAGATTGCAAACAACGTTGTAGTTCGTATTGAGTAACTCACCGAGGTCATTAGGTACGTCAGCAATGTTTGTTTCTGGCAAGAATACAACAGCAAATCGACCCTGATGGTAAGGAGTCTTCACTACCATAATATCATAATTGATGGTACCGCGCCATAGTGTTCCCATCATACTTGTGTAGGCAAAACTACCCAAGTATAACGTTTGACTATCTTCGGTATTGTCATATTGATATTGTGACAGTGGAGAAACTTCCCATGCAGTGATCAACTTACGTGCTGAGAAAATAGCGGTAGAAGCTGTTTGAGCGTGGAAGAAATTAGGACGTCCGAGCGTAAACTCAAAACTCATCTCGTCTTTAGTCTCAGGAATAAAGGAAGAACCATCTATTCCATTGTCTTGGAGAAGAGCTAAGGTTGTGGCATCGTCATTACCTTCAGTGTGGATAAGTGAGATATTAGGTTTAATAACGGACTTCTGCTGTGGTTGAATGGAAGTGGGTTTTGACCATCCAAATGTGGCAGCGGTTCGTCCCACTGCTCGCGACACCCAAGCAACGGATGAAGCAACACTACCGATTACTGGAATTCCAGAGAGAACATCAGCAACGGTGGTTACTCCACTCGCGATCTTGGATATTGGACCAGTGGCTTCAACCTCGCCTGTATCAGAAGCGCACACGGGCTGCACATCAGATTGTGCAACACGATAGCCTTTTGCTTGCAAACGCTTAATCTCATGTTTGTCGCGCGCGGCGGAAATCACATCGTTTTGTGTGGGTACATAGAACTGTGGATTTACGAAGCGTGCAAAGACAGTATATTTAGCAGTTTCAGCAGAGGTTGAACCTAAAAGGGGTGAGAACACATACAAAAATGCAGATCCGAATTGATTTTCTGAGTTGGAAAGGTCAAAGAGATCATATATATTTGCATATGGGCAAATCAGTTTAAGCGAATTACCTTCTTCAATACTAACAATTTTATATGGGCAGGAGGTTTGAGATGCAAGGAAGCGAGTTCCCTTGCGCCTGAAATCTCCAGTTTGATCATAATAGGGATTGTAGACAAGCATTAAAGCTCCTTGTAAAAAGGGTTGAGCATTAATTTTGACTTCGATCTCGATGTCAGCTTTGAGGTACTGATAATTCTTCAACTTATCGACAACTAGGGGTGAGCTATTGAAAATGTCTTGAGGAAAGTTGAACTGGCGCAGATAATTCTGAGTATC